CGTATTGCTGTCGAGCCCCACGGGTGGTGAGAGCGCGTTCATTCACGTTCCGATCCCAGCCTCCCAATTCCACGTTCCGTTGATCGGCTAGCCATTGATTGTAATTCGCTTCTCGATCCACTTCTGATTGGGCCATCAAGTAGCGGGACTGTCCTTTCGTGTAATCCAACTGCTCCTGCGCGGTTTGTCGCTGAAGTTCAGCCGACCGGTTGCTGGCCCGTGATTGGATATTGGCCGACGATCCAGACGCGCTTCGACCAATTAAAGATTTCCCAATGGCTCCTCCAGCCATAATAATTGCAGGTACAGCGGGCATTATTTCTCCTCCACGGACACCATGTAATGATCTCCGTCTAGTTTGGTCGCTTGCACATGCTCCAGCAACCGTCGAATGTCCTCACTCAGGGCCGTCGTGGCAAACGACCGCACCCCAAATTCTTCGCGTGCCGTGGTCCGAAGCGCGTTCCAGAGGCGTCTCGGCACTGCCGCTTTCCCCCGATAGTCGGGATGCACCCAGAGACATTCTGCGTGCAAGACCGGCACGAGGGCATGACACCCCACAATTTCTCCCTTGCGTTCCACCACCACGACTTTGGCTGATGGGCCGAGTTGTTCCCAAATAGCCTCATTCGTCCCGGTCTGAATATCCACCAGCCGAGACAGTTCTTCCGTCGGCAAGATACGTGTGGAGAGTGTCATACCAACTGCTCCACACAGACATCGAGACGATATTGCATACTGGTGCCTCCACTGGACGCATACGTGGTCGCATACGTCACATTCGTAGCCTCATCGGCTCGGACAATCGCCACCAGACTGCCGGTCGTGGCAGTCGTGTTTCCCGTCATCGCCGCGCTACTGACCGTACAGGCCACCGCTTGCGTCCAGCCAAAGGTGAGCGTCAACGAGCTTGACGTCGTGGCCGCTCTCGTAATCCGTGCCGTAGCCGAGAGGCGATACACCCCCGGCGCAATGGACGGCAAAGCAATGACCGTCGCACTCATTGAGGCCGCTTGCGTGGTTTTCTCGACCGTTCCAATGCGTTCCGGCGTGTTATTGATGCGGTCGGACAACGATAGTAACCAATACCGCATCGCTTGGGTAACTCGTCCACTAATGCTGGCGTGCATCACTGGACGTTCCACCACAAATTCCGGCGTCGGGGCGAGGACGGAGGACATTATCTCCCACTCCAGAAGCCACGGCCTTCGACTTCCGCGCCAACCAATCGCCACGGGATCGGATCGCTCACGGTAATGCTCGGCACCCAGCACTGGGTACTGGACGGCAAGCGTGTCCACACGACTTGCGTGCCATATTCGCCTTGTTTCCCACCCCCGGCGGTCCGTTCATCGGACCAGGTTTTCGTATTCACCGAGGACTGCAACATGACGTGCGGGTCGCTCCCCGCGCCACTCGATGTACCGAGGCCCACTTCCATCATCAATTCAAACCGACTCACAAACATCCGGCGCACGTCAGGGTTACGCCAGAGCGGCGGAGGAATCCGCACACGGCGAATAATGGACCCGTCACATTCCGTCGTAGTCGTGTTATCCATCACGCACAGGAGCCCGCTACTGCGATCTCCAACAAGATGCTTGGCAAAGCCATAGGCATGACTGCGTGGGCTCCACAAATTAAAGTCCCCCTCCGAGGCATCCCAGACGCCGCGTTCGTGCCACACGCCGCTCACCATGTCATAGACCCAAGTCGCGTTGGCACTGGGAAACGTGAGGCAATAAAACACATGGCCTTCGTCTGAATACACCACCGCTTCGGCATCGGTAATCTTGGAGGTCCGTTCATACCCCGCAATAGCCGTTTCAACGGCATGTGTACTGATCCGCACGGGATTCGGCCCTTGGGCACTGACCACCATCCCGGCCCCATCGGCCGTACGTGAGAGCCAGCACATCGTTTCGCCCACGAGCTTGACTGACCACGGCGCGGGTGTGCCATAGCTAAAGACCGCTCCAGGCACGGGTGCAAACGGAAACGGGCTCGTGCCCGCGTCATACCAGACTTCACCCGTTTGTTCTCCAATGAGCCAAATCTGCCGGTTGCCGTCCACCACCATCGCCCTCCACGGATCGGGAGCAATACTGCGTTGGGCAAACTGCGTGGCGTCCCAGGTCGTGCCATCGTTTAATTCACTAATCCGAAATTTCGAGGTGGCGGTATTGAAGGCTAGAAAATAGCCATCCAGCATCCCGACTTGGACGCAATCGCCCGTCAAGACCGTGGAGACGCCGTTGGTGGAGAGATTGAGCAGATATCCATTGGTGCCGCTGGCAATCAGGAGTTCATCCCCTCCATCGCCATTGGAGGCAATTGAGGCCGGATTTGCGTCTTGCACCACCGTGCCACGGCTGGTAGCGGTCGCGGTCGTAAAAATCTCGTAAATCGTGGGGCCAATCACCCCATGCACACGTCCCGCCATTGAAAACAGCGCCCGTGTATTCACTTCCGGCACCGTGAGAAACGTGGATTGTCCTGGCGCGGGTAAGAGTGCGGCTCCCCAGGGGACCGCTTGTGGCTCAATATGTTCGGGGTACCAGTTGACCGTCCGTTCCATGTCAGCCATTGGGCTTTGGAGTGCATACGAGCCGGAGATAAACCCTGGATACAGCATCAGGTATCCGAAAAAATGTTATACGGCCAGCCCGCTCCTCCAAACAAGGTGCCTGCCACACCAGAGGACATATCCGAGAGCCGCATATTCGCCCGCTTAATATCCGCTTTGCTTTCCATCGCCGCCTGTTGCAGGGCCGGGGTAATTCCGGCATCAAAGGGAGAGGATAATTCCAGCGCCAAGCCCGTACGTAAAAACCTTCGATACCCAGCCGGAAGCGCAACCGTGTCCGTCACGGCGGTAAATTCACTCACGGGCGTCAGCGAATAAATCACGCCTTCCAGTGTCGTACTGGTCGGAATGGGATAGGGAATCAAGACGCCATAGCCGCTGGCATCATAGGTGGGGTTGTAATACCACACCTGTGGAAATGTCGAGGTGAGTGTTTTCTGGGCAATCGCATCATACGCATCTTCGGTCAATGGGGGCCCTAGATTATATTCCACGGTCGTAGTGGGTGCAGTATCTTGAAAGCCAATGTTCTCAATCGCTAACGGCCCTGTCGGCCGTGCAATATTCACCGTTGCGCCCGTGCCAATGGTGTAGGAGGCCGTCCCGGACACCAGTGTCCAGGTCGTACGCGTCAACGTGTACACACTGAGTCGTTCCGTGGCGAGGGTATTGATCCAATCATTCAAACGGGACAAGCCGAGCGCGGCATCATCGGCCGACACCACTTCTCCCGTCTGGATCACGCGGAGGTCTTGCAACGCGCCGGTAATCAACTCGGTGACGGTCATTAGACTTGATACAGCGCCCGCATTAACGAAGCTGTCGTATTCGTGCTATTCACCCGAATGGTCTTGAGCGGGAGGATTTGTCCGGCAATAGAGGTGTACGCCCCTGACGATCCATCCTCAAAAATGGCCACCACCACACCCGCCCCGCCGACATAAATCGCATCGGCCGGAATCGCCTTCGTCTCGGCATTGGCCGCATACGTCGATCCGTCATAGTTCACGGTATCGCTCTTGGTAATGGTCTGATCTCGATTAAACGTGCCGCTACTTTGTGCCATCAGTCGTTACCTTCTTCTTTTTCTTGTGGTGCGACCGTTTCTTCCGCACGGGCACTGACGCCACATGCTCATGTGTGGCTCCATCGGCCACCGCCGCTTCCGCTTGCGCCTGTGCGCTCATGCGCTGATCACTAAAATGTCGCTTCGCGGCCGTATCCGCAATATCAATCTGCGCCCGTTCATACGCCTCAAGCGCATTTTCTGGAGAATCTGACCAGCCTTCTCGATAGGCACGATCTAACCCGTCTTGACTCGGTACGATCAACTGACACGAGCGAGAAAATGCTTCAGCTTCGGCATCACCGACCGTGGCCAAGGGATCGCCACACATGACTTTCCCATTGGATCGTGCATGGGCTTTATAGAGCATGACTGGAAACGGCTCAATCCCATTGGTATTAAAGCCGCCCTGGCTTTTTGGGAGATCCCACTTGCTCGTTTCACGGGAATATTCTGAATCTGGACTCTGAACAACAGCCATAGGACATCCTTTGAAAAAAACGGAAGGCGTAGGCCGCGGTGCCGCGAGAAGGCCTGCTCGCGTCGTGGCCTGAACCAGCGTAAGCCGTAGCCACGCCTCCCATGTGTCAATCGTGCGTATTACGCGATAGCGACGTCAATCGCTGTTAATGTGCCGCTCATCGGACTTGGGAGCGGTACCCAAATGGAATTGGCCGCTGTCAGTAACATACAGCACTGACCGCTTCCATCAAATGTCCCGACATCATACCCCGATCCGGCATCGCCTAACCCCGCGGTGTATGTCACCGTATGGGCCGCTTTGCCATTCGCCACAATGGCTAAAATAAGGCCATCTTGGGACGAATCTGGATTGGCGAGTGTCATCGCTAGTGCGCCAGTGCCATTGATGAGCGCTGTTGTCCACTGTGCCTCGCCGAACGCAATCGCTCCGGCGGCGGAATAGCTTGTCGTGGTAAACGGGATCACCCCTGGCTTGAGATTCGACGTGCCCGCTGACGGCACGGTAAAGTCTGCCGCCGCGCCATGTGTGACATTGGCCGAGGCCGCATGCGCCGCCGTGACCGTGCCATTTTGCCCGCGTACCACATTCACCGTGGTGCCGCTGACATAGTCTTGTGTGACCTGCATAAATTCGCCGTCCACTAAGACTAGGCGTCCAGCCGCGACCGAGGTGGCTGATGCCACGACGATGCTTGTGTCCGTCACTACGACGGCACTGCTGAGTGTTGTTGTAGCTAGTGCCATAATTAACCCCAAACCCGCGAAGCAAGTCGCGCTTGAATGGTGGCCGCACCAATCAGAATATCCAATCGACTAGGATTCTGATCTGTACCAATTTGGTACTGTTCGACCATCCGAATGGAGAACCCAAGCGATTTAGATCGTACGGTGGTGCTTTCGGCACCGGCGCCTGGTTTCATGAGGTCTGCCATCACGAACGCAAAGGCGTCTGGATGATAAACCAAGGATTGTGGACTGGTATAGGTGGCTAATGTGCCTCCAGCCGCCGCAGTGGTGCCCAGCACGGTAATCACCGCATTGTTCGCTGGACTGGCCGAGACGGTCTGAAGCGCTCCACTCGTAATAATCGAGGGAGAAATTGGCAACGTAGCCATATCCCCTGACGAATCAGAGGTGGTCGCGGTCACGACAAACTGTTGTAACCGTCCATTATCCGAATAGGACAAGGGGTTCACGCTGTTGACGCCAGCAATCGTAAAGACGTCACCTTTGTTCAAGGTGGCGGCTCCTGAGGCCCAGCCATCTGTGGAAATAGTGCTTCCTGTTTGGCTTGCGCCATTCACCAGCGGTGTCGAGGCGGTAAAGGTGCCGGTCGTATGCGTGGGACGCACTGGGTCCTGCAACCATTTATCCACACCCAACTGCTTGCGTCCGAACATGCCTTCCTCGTAATTTTCTGAAATGACGGCGGTCGGATTAAACAAGGAACTGGTGGTATCAGCCAACGTACTCATCGCCAGTGGGTCAAGCACGGCCACACGTCCCCGCAAGGGA